TTTTCGCCAGCCGATTTGGCCCCCACCCCCACCCCCAGGGGGCCACGCGATTTGAGGTGGGGAGGGGGTGTTATGAGAAAATATCGGGCTGCAAATCGTTATTCACTGATTGCTTATCAGTTGCGCGGCTATCAATAGCGCTTGTAATATCAATCATGTGTGAATCTACCGCGTTTGACTGGTCGCTTATTGGTCGCAATCTCGCGCGCGCTTCAGCTAAAGTTGAACCAATGTCTATTGTTTGCGTAACGTTTAGGTCTATTCGCTCGCCATAACGTTGCGCGTAGAGTTTAGACGCAATCCACTTTCTTGAATCAATTTGATTCCGCGCTTTTGATGCGTCTTCAGCCGTATCAGCGATTTTTATTATATCATCAGCCAATAAATCCGCCTTAATTTCAAGTGCGCGAGCATAAGCCGCAGCGGCGTCTTTATCACCTCTAAGCGCTGAAGAGAATTTTATTGGCGTTAATCCGCATTTTTTGACGGCATCTCGCAAAGAATGCCCGTCTAAAACAAGATCAATAACGCGCTGAACTGTTGCGCTAGTTTCAGTTGATGTCACAATGTCATTCATGTTGCACAAATAACACAGCAACAAAAAAGACGAAAGAATTTTATATTTGTTGTTGCGTAAAACGTAACATGTGATAGTTTTAGATCATAGCAAATCACGCAAACACACAAGGGGCTAATTATGAATAACGATATAACAAACGAAAGAGTGGAAAAAATAGGAGTCATTTTGGGGATTGCGTTCCTAGCAATCGCGGCTTGCGCCGCTCCTATACTTTTATTTGCTTAAACTGGTGTGAAAAACGTAACAACCCTAACTTATGGAGCCAAGACAATGAATTTCTCTTTCCGTTCAAATACAATTTACGATAAATCCGCTCGCTTTGATGTTGCGCAGCCCTTGACGGATGAACAACTTTTTAAAGCAGCCCCCTCAATTTTTGCTGTTGAGGCGCACGAAAGCAGATCGGACCGTTTTAAGGCCATTCCAACAATAGATGTTTTAAACGGTCTTAGAAAAGAGGGGTTTTTTCCTGTTGCAGCGCGCCAAGGCGGAACGCGCGATGAAGGAAAACGCGCTTTCACCAAGCATATGATTCGCTTGCGTCGTTTTGATAATGTTGAGGCGTATCAAGTTGGCGACAATCTTTGCGAAATCATCTTAAAAAACGCCAATGACGGAACAAGCGCTTATGATCTTATGGCGGGAATGTTCCGCATTCGCTGCTTAAACAGTCTAGTCGCACAAACTAGCACAATAGACAGCGTTAAGGTCCGCCACAGCGGAAACGCCATAGATAATGTGATTGAAGGAACTTACCGCGTTTTGGGCGAGGCTCAAAACCTGTTAAGCGCGCCTCAAGACTGGAGCCAAATAACCGTAAACAATGACGCCGCAACAATGCTCGCGGAATTGGCGCATGAAATTCGCTTTCCTGTTGATGAAGAAGGAAACCAGGCTACCGCAATTCGACCCGCGCAACTTTTAGAGCCAAGACGCGCGGACGATAGGGCAAACGATCTTTGGACGCGCTTTAACGTGATCCAAGAAAACGCCATTCGCGGGGGCCTTACAGCAAGAAACCCTCATTCATATGATGAACGGGGACGTTATCAACGCGGACGCCTAACGACGACGCGCGAAATTAAGGGCATTGATCAAGACGTAAAAGTTAACAAGGCCCTATGGCGAATTGCTGAATTTTTCGCTCAACAAGCAAGCAGCCAAGCGCGCGCAGCGGCTTGACGCATCCCCAGGGGCGCAGAAATGCGCCCCTCAAGATGCGCCAAAGCATCGCGCCAAATGGAGCCAAACCAATGTCAGCGTTTCTTTGTTCTCAAGATCACTTAAACTTAATCGTAAACGCCACGCCTTTTCCGTCGGAAAATATGTTTAAGTTACTGTTACAAGAAAACTTGCGCAGCCTATCAGCTAGATACGGAGCGGGGACAGATGAAGATTGCGCAGCGGATTATACGTTTGAGGAAATAACGCCACGCGATCTGATTGCGCGCGTTTATTCTGAAACCGACTCAAGCGCGGATTTATACCCCGCTATTAAAAAACCTCTGACGGAGGAAAGAATAATTGCTCAAATTAGAAAGGCGTGTGAATGTTACGATTACCAAGCATGCGAGACAAACGATTACCATGAAACAACTGCCAGCAAACTTGTGACATTATTGCTCGACACATATCAAGAAAACGAGAAACTAGAAAACGAGGCGATTTGGGGGATTTGATCCTTTGCGCCCTTCAATCAAAAAAAAGCGCGGATTCAGCCCGCGCTTTTATTTTGCCCGATAAAAATTCACGCAACTTTACGCCCATCAAAGCGAAAGGGCTATTAGTAAACGCTAGTAAACTAAAAGGTGGAATGGTGGAATGAAGGTGGAATATTTTTTATCTATATATATCAATATATTATATATATATATTCTACTATTCTATATATTCCAGTATAAAATAAACATCATATATAAAAATAAAACGTCATACACTGTAACAACTATTAGTTGTTACGATTTGTGCTCTAAAAATTTCCTATAGCTAACTGGCCTCGAAAACAGTGGAATAGGTGGAATGTCGGAATATTTAGCCAATATCAATAAGTTAAAAACATTCCACTTCAGCAATTATTCCACCTTGAAGTGGAATAACAACTTTACGCTTATTAAATAATGAATCTAAATTATTTTAAATTATTTCATTTAATTAGCCGGTTTCATCCAAATAATAGGTGACGCGCTTTTTAATTCGCTAATTTCTTCTTTGTTACATGTAAAATCAAGCAACTTATATTGCTTGGCTCTGCCAGTCGCTTGAACGTGACGCAACAATTTACGCCCATCATCAGTTTCAACGATGCAAAGACTGCCAACAGTCTTGTCGTGAACATAGCCTTGGGGAGCGTAATAAAGCAGCCAGCCATTTAAAGGCCCCATGTCCAACAGGCGCAGGGCAATCGTGTCGTCACCCGCTCTAGCTGGTCTAGTCACGCGGCGTTCAGTGGCGGATGCGGTTCCGCCTCTCTTCACAACGCCACTCTCATCGACATAGCCAACGACAGCCACATAAGGCGAGCGCTTAACGTCGCTCTTCTCATATCTGGATATGGGAGAAGTGGCGGCGGCTCTTTTTAAAATATCCTCGACAGGAACGCGCAAAATCTTGGCCAACCTACCGGCTTCTTCAGCCCGTATGTTACGTTGCCCATTAATGATGCGTGAAACATCAGGACCATTCATATCCATAAGAGCGGCAAGGCTTCTATAAGTTAGATCACGTTCCTCTAATTTATTTTGAAACCATCTTTTGTTGCGCTCTGTTTCGTCCAGCCCGACCATGTTTACTCTTTCTTAACGAATTTATGGTGGGGGGGGGGCTGCTCGAAGAGAAAAGCCCTAACCCCTACATTCGACTCTGTTACAGTAACACACCTTGATAGAGAAAACACAACAAAAATTAACGCGCGTTAAAAAGAATTAACCTTTTAGTATCCATTTTGTCCAAATCGCGCATTTTTCCACATCAAGTGTAGGTATTTCTACTTGCGCTTTGTTGCAAAAACTGTAACATGTTTCGCATATTAACTATGATTCCTCATTTAGATTGAAGGTTCCCCAACGATGCCGCGCGCAAGAAATCATGGGCAATTTGGATGCCCGACCTATGATCAAGCCAGAAAAATTGTTTCGCGCTTTGGCGGGGAAAGAAATTTAGCATTACTTATCGGATGTAACAGAATTAGCGTTTACCGCTGGTCCTATGCTCGCCCCTACGGGAGCGACGGACTGATCCCAACAGCCCAAATTGACCGCATCAAAGACATTGCCCGAAGTGAGGGGATTGTTTTGACCGCGCAAGATTGGGAACCAAAACGAATCACTTATGACGACGCCCAACTCGCCGCGGTTAAGCAGGCTGCGGAGAAGGCCAAAGAACAGGCGGCGCAACGGGCGCTTGAGCGCGCAACTTTACGCCAAGACATAAACATAGCTGAAGAGACAGCCCTCGCACTTGCGGCAATCCTTTAATGGTTGCGTTAACGCCTTCGACCCCTATGCGCGTTTTGGGCGTCGATCCTGGCCTTATGGGCGGATGGGCGGTTGTTGACGCCAACGGCAATCTGTTTTCGGCAGGGTCGTTTCCAACGCATATAGTTACAAAGAATGGAAAGAAGTCTTTACAGATTGATGGGCCAAACTTAGCGGCCATCCTAGACTTAACATCTAGCACTCATGCATTTGTTGAGAATGTCAGTAGCCGCCCCCGCCAGCAAGGGCAGTTTCAGTTTGGGGTGAATACGGGGATCATTCACGGCATTTTACATGCGTTGAACGTATCCTTGCACAAAGTATCGCCCGCCAGTTGGAAAGCCGTTTACGGGATTAAGCGGGCAGACGATCAATCGAAAGCCGAAACAAAGACGCATGCTCGAAAAATCGCGGCGTCATTGTATCCGCAACACGCAAAATTATTCAGCCGCGTAAAAGATGATGGCGTTGCAGAGGCTACGCTCATTGCTCTCTACGGTTTGAACATGATTACGACACCAACCGCAGGGGGAAGGGATGGGAACTAAAGACACAATGCCGCCGCCAAAGCCGCAAATCGCATCAATTAAACAGCACACAGTTCGGGATATAACCACGATCTTGATGGAGCGCGCCAACGATTACGGAGGGTTTGAAGACGTGGCTTGTATATCTCAAAGCCTTAAATCAACGTTCCGCGTTTACGGTAAGATCAGGTGGCATCATATGCAGGATGATCAGAAAGAAGCGCTTGAAATGATTGCTTCTAAACTTGCCCGCATCTTGAATGGCAACACAAACCATGAAGATTCTTGGCGAGACATAGCCGGATATGCAACACTTGTTGCGGATAGGTTGAAAGGCGTGAAGCGTTAAGCCGCAAAGACATTTAAATTATGGAGCCAAACCCATGAAAAACTTTACGTTTATCGTTGCTTCAATTTTTATATCTCTGACTGCAACATCGACAATCGCCATGGCCGAAAGCCTGGAAAAAACGATGGATGATTATCAGCATCGCGTCGATCAATATTCAGCGTTTGGGCGGTCGATAAGCCCCCCGCCATCAACGTATATTCCTGAGAGCCACGCGCCCGTAGCGCAGCCGTATCATTATCAGAATTTAGACGGCAAATCGGGCGATACATTCCTAACCCCGTATAACTGAACATAAGGAGGTTAAATATGCCACGCCTGATTTGCGCCTTGTGCGTTGCGTTAATGCTAACGAGTTGCAGCACTGATCTTAAATATCTTGAATGCTTGGCCCGCGATAGGACGGCGAAGCCATGCCAATAGCCGAAGCCAGCCAAAACAAACCAAAGACAAATCGGAAAATCGTGATTGGCGGTTTGTATGGATACGAAATCGAAGTGACGACGATTTGGATACCAGCAAATGCGCCGTCACGAAGTAGAGATTTAGGCGGGGGCGTTCGTCATATCCCGTTGTCACTCCCAAGATTGAAATGTTTGGAGAAGAACGATGATTAATTGGACTGAGGAAGCAATCGAAGCGGCGTTTCGGGCGCATATGGACCATTACCTTGAATCAAATGTTAGGCCCGGACCAATGGTTGAGCCTGATCCGTTGGCGGCAATTAAGGACGCATTAGACGCCGCTGTGTTGGCTCAAGGGTTAGCTGTGCATGAAAACCCGCCAACAAAAACATCTTGATCCTCGCCAATTTTTTTGAATTTGAAAGAGCTTAAAATGAATAGTCAATCTGTATCCATGCGCGCAAAAGCCATGCGCCTTGCAAACATTCTAGCACGAGTAGAATTTTCTCCAAGAAGAACAGTGATCGACACATCCAGCAAAAACAAAAGGGAATTGCGAAATGATGAATTTCTTCCTCCCAAATTCAAAGACTGGCCAGAGATCAACATGGATTACCTTTTTATTGAAAATGCTGACGGCTATTTTTTGTATGATGACCTAGACAAAGGTCCAGCAGTTTGGCCCCTCGACCAAGCGATTGTACTGCCATATGGCAATGGCGGATTACGTTTGGCACTGGGTAAAACGATTGCGATGAGAGAGTTGCGAGGAAAAGCAAGGAGACTATCAAGCTGTAATGCCGCAACATATGTCATAGACATTGATGAATATGGAGATCTTATTGATTACGGTAGTGGCTTCTTTGGACTGTTTGCAGGAAAATGGACTTCTCTCTTAAATGGAGGTTCATTTGTCGCAGGTTGCGAAGGGGATAGATACAATTGCTCATTAAACATTTTAATAGGGGCAGCACTTGCTCAACGCTACGAATGGTCGGCAATTTTTCTTTTCAAGAACGGATTTAAATTACGCTTTGGGTGCTCAGCAAAAGGCGCGCTTGAACTATTTAAAGATAGAGATCGCCCAGAAGAAGGGCGAAGAAAATCCCTTTTACATTGGGTGAGAAGACACTGGCGACAAACTTCTGACCCGGATACGGCGAGGGCTGTGAGACAACATCTAAGGGGTATAACTAATTTCTCATGGAGAGGAATGTCTGTAAGCGTAATTCCTGCTGAATTTGAATTAGAAAAAGGAGCCTTTTGACACAAACTGTGCATGAAAATTCGCCAACAAAGACTAAGCCCAAGATTATTGTCTCTGAGAAACTAAAATGATCCCCATCGCGCCAGTCGTTTTGTTTGTCATTCATATCGGCGGGGCAACATTTGTCCCGTTCTATGACTATCAAGCCTGTGAGAAGGCGAGGACAGACTTAAAAAAACTCGACAAATCGTTAGTTACAAAATGCGTTCTGACCAAAATCGAAAAGCCAATTAATGAGTGATTTGTTTCCATATCAAGAGACAGGGGCGGCATGGCTGACGACAAAACGTCACGCTTTGCTGGCGGATGAAATGGGCCTTGGTAAAAGCGCTCAAGTAATCCGCGCACTTGATTTGGTTAATGCGCAGAATGTTTTGGTTGTAGGGCCTGCGGTTTTGCGCCGGAACTGGATTGCGCAACTGGAACTGTTTTCGAAACGGGCTTGGAACGTCACCAATATAGAGACGGGGACAATAGACCCCAAGCCTGGGTTCAATGTCATTTCTTACGATTTGCTGACGAACGAGAGCCTGCGCAAGAAACTAAATTCTATGTCTTGGGACGTTTTGTGCCTTGACGAAGCTCATTATCTAAAAGAGCGGACAGCCAAAAGGACCAAGTTTGTTTACGGGGCAGGGAAGTCGCGCCCTGGGTTAATGGAAAAAGCGGGCTTTGTGTGGAGACTGACTGGCACTCCAATAATGAATTACGCGGATGAATTATGGACCCATCTTAAAAGCATGGGCGTCGTCCAAGAATCTTATTGGGATTTTACATTTCGTTACTGCAAGGGATTTGACTCGACCTATGGCTACAAAATTACAGGCCATAAGAATACAGAGGAATTAAAAACTATGCTTCGGCCAGTAATGTTAAGACGAAAAAAGGAAGACGTTTTACAGCAGTTGCCTCCGATATATTTTCAAAACGTTGTTGTTGACCGTTCGCCAGTGGATTTGGACCCTTGGTTTATCGAAAACATTATGAACGTTAACGGCCAACAGAATTTTTTAGATAACATCAAGAGCATGGATAGCACTTTAAAGACGGCGCTTGCCTCAGTGTTGGATCATTCTCACCCGAAATTTGATGACAGTCTAAACGTGTTGGACGGGTTCAAAGCCGCCACTTCGACCATGCGGCGTTATATTGGCCATGCCAAATTGCCCAAAGCCCTGGATATTATCGAAGAGGAACTGGCGTCGGGTAAACTAAAGAAAGTCGTCATCTTCGCCATTCATCAGCAGATCATCGAATTAACGCGCCAGCGGTTGCGCAAATACAAGCCGGTAACTTTGTATGGAAAAACGCCTGGAATAAAGCGGCATATGAATATTGAACAGTTTCAAAACGACGCCAAGACCAGGGTTTTTATTGGTCAGATTGTTTCGGCAGGAGCGGGGGTCACTCTCACAGCGGCTAATGAAGTGGTTTTTCTGGAATCAGATTGGGTTCCGGCAAATAACGCACAGGCGTCTATGCGATGCCATCGAATTGGCCAAGAGAAACCAGTGCGCGTTCGCTTCTTCACATGTGCAAATTCTGTGGATGAACAGATTGCAAATGTGTTGATAACTAAGACACGCGAAATCACAAAAATTGTTGACTAGTGCGTTGCGTTAATCACAACATAGTATAAGATCACAACAAATAACGGAGATTCAAAAGTGCAGATTACTTTCGACCCAACTAACCCGCGCGAAGTTGAACAGGTTTTGCGTTACTTGAACGTGGGTGAATCCGAAGCCGTGGGCGTTACTAGCCTCTCCCCCGGTGACGGTGATGTGGAGGAAGCAGCGTCCGTTGGCTCCGACGTTGTTTCCTCCGCTGAAACTAAGAAGCGTGGACGCAAGCCAAAGGCTGAAACTACGGCGCCAGAAGCGGTAAAGTTAGAGCCGCTGCATGATCCAAAAGACGAAGACGTTTTAGACATGAGCGTTTCAACATTGGAAGACGCTCGAAACGCTTTGCGACGGTTTACTGAAGCCAAAGGCATGACCGCAGCGATTGATCTTTTGAAATCGTTTGACGTGTTTCGCGTGAGCGAATTGCCACCAATGGATTACGATAAATTTATTAAAAGCTGCGCAGCATGAACGAACACGCCAAACTTTCCCCGTCAAGCGGCGACAGGTGGAAACATTGCCCTGGCTCTGTTCCGCTAAGTCGGGATTTGCCTGATCCTCCGCCATCGCCTTTCGCTGAAGAAGGGACCCTGATGCATGCGGTAGCAGCAGGGATTTTGTCGGGCGATACAGAAATAATCAAAGTAGGCGACGACGTTTTTGAAGCGATTGTCTTTTACGTTGATTATGTGCGCAGTCGTGTTGAAGAATCCAGCGTCTTGCACATAGAGACACGGGTTAAATTAAACGATGATGTTTGGGGAACGACGGACGCCGCTGTTTGGAACCCGCGCACTGAGACGCTTGAGATTATAGATTTGAAAGGCGGCGCGGGCGTTGCTGTAGATGTCAAGGAAACAATACAACTTCCTATCTACGGCGTAGCAGCGCTTAAGACGTTTGGCTATCAGGCCAAGCGGGTCGTTTGCACTATCGTTCAACCTCGCTGCCCGCATTCTGACGGTCCCATACGAAGCATAACTTTCGATGTCGGGGAACTATTAGAATTTAACGCCGACCTCGAAGACGCAATCGCTTTGGTTCGTGAAGCTGAACGCGCAAACGATTTAGAGCCGTATCTGCATCCGAAAGAAAAGGCTTGCCGATGGTGCAAGGCGGCAGCGTTTTGTCCCGCTCTCAAAGCAAAGGCTACGGCTATGGCTAAGAAGGTATTCACTCCGCAGCTACCATACAATCTCATTTCTTTGGCTGAGACGCTTGAGGAACTTCCGCTAATTGAAGCGTGGATAAAGAACGTCCGAGAATTTGCCTATCAAGAGGCAGAGCGGGGCGTAGATATTCCCGGCCACAAACTGGTTGAAAAGCGCGCTTTGAGGAAATGGCGCAACGAAGGACTTGTCGAAGATGTTTTCGGCGGTCACGCGATAGACCTTTACGAAAAGAAACTGATTTCCCCGGCAGCGTTGGAAAAACTATTGCCGAAGGAAGAACGCGGCAAGCTGGATGAACTCACGGTTAAAGAGAGTTCCGGCCACGCGCTTGTGCATGAAAGTGACAAGCGACCAGCAATTAAAGTCGATGCAGCAACAGCATTTGCGAACTTGTGACAGGAGACACAGATATGAGTGAGAAGTTGATAACCCCAGAATTTAAAGCTGCATATTGTGGCATCTTTCGCGCTACAGCGCCGCGAGAAAATCCAGAAGGCAAAAAGAAATACAGCATGCGCGCTGTGTTTCCGCCAAACAGCGACATTTCAGCAATGAAGGCGGCAGTTAAAACCGCTATCGCTGATAAGTGGGGCAACGCGCAGCCCAAGAATCTACGCCTACCTTTCCGTAAGAATGCGGATTTGGACAATCCTATCCCTGGCGTGGCGGACGACGCGATCATTTGCACTTTTAGCGCCAATGAAGATCGTCGCCCTGGCGTTGTCGATAAGAACTTACAAGAGATTATTGACGAAACCGAAGTCTATTCGGGCGCATGGTTTAGAGCGCAAATTCGTCCATACGCATATGATGTGAGTTCAAATCGCGGCGTTGCGTTTGGCTTAGAGAATGTAATGAAAGTTCGGGATGATTCACCATTAGGCTCTGGTCGTATCCCGGCTAACAAAGCATTTGAAGGGTTTGTGAAACCATCGGACAGCGACGACGACGATATTTTGTCTTGAGTGTTGCGTTAATGCTAACACGGGCGGCAATTAAGCCGCCCGCTTTCTGCGAGCCATTATGTCTATCCTATACGGTGACTTTGAAACATTTGGGAGCGTTGATCTGCGTGTCTGCGGCGCGGACAGCTACTCAAGGCACCATGACACGGGTGTTCATTGTTTCGGATTTGCATTCGACAATGAGCCGACAGATTTAATTAATTTTCATACTGACGAAATTCCTCTCGATCATCGCATCCTGCGACATGTAGCCAACGGCGGTGAGTTCGTAGCTCATAACGCTCCGTTTGAGCTTGATTTTTGGAACAATGTTTGTGTTCCGCGCATGGGTTGGCCCGAACTAAGGCCGGAACAATGTCGTTGCACAATGGCGCAGTCTTACGCCATGGCCACCCCCGGTTCATTAGATGGCTCTGCGCGCGCGCTTGGAGTCAAACATCAGAAAGACCTTAAAGGCAGTCGCATGATGTTAAAACTTGCGAGGCCAAAAGACGACGGTTCTTTTTGGAAATATCAAGACGATCCCGCCAAGTTTGAAATTCTTTTTAATTACTGCCGTCAAGACGTTGAAGTTGAGCGCGATCTTGACCGCCGCCAGATGCGTTTGTCCGCCAGAGAGCGAGACATGTGGCTTATTGATTACAGAATTAACAGGCGGGGGATACAAATTGATCTGGATTCAGTCGAAAAAGCGATCCGCTTGGTGGAAAAAGAACATCAGCGACTTAACGGCAGCATGCTCCGACTTACAAACGGGGTCGTCGCAAAAACAACAGAAGTGCAACTGCTTGTCCAATGGATCAGACAACAGGGAGTTGCTATTGATGGGCTTTCTAAACGAAACGTCCTCGATGCCCTCGAAGGGGATTTGCCGCCCGCTGTGCAGCAAGCTCTGGCTTTGCGAAAAGAAGGCAGCAAAACATCGACAGCGAAGCTAACAGCCATGCGCGAACGCGCCGGTTCTGATGGCCGCGTCCGTGGGACAATGCAATTCCATGGGGCATCGACTGGCAGATGGAGCGGCAGGGGTATTCAGCCACAGAATCTAAGTCGCCCCCGTATTGGAATAAAACAAAAAGACATTGACGATATGTTCGCCCACTTGGAGGACATAAATTATATCGACCTAATGCATGGGCCTGTAATGGACGCGATGTCTGACTGCGTTCGCGGCATGATCACAGCAGCCCCAGGAAATGAATTAATAGCAATGGATTTCTCCGCCGTTGAAGCCCGCGTATTGGCTTGGCTTGCTGGCGAAGAGAAAGTCTTAGATATTTTTAGAACTCATGGAAGAATATATGAGCATGCAGCGGCAGGGATATTCGGCAAATCGATTGAAAAAATTACGAAGGATGAACGGCAAATTGGTAAAGTCGCCGTTCTCGCGCTTGGCTATCAAGGCGGCGTTGGCGCGTTTCAATCAATGGCTAATATCTACGGCGTCCAATTAGAAGACACACGCGCTGATAATATTAAAAAGGCTTGGCGCAATTCTCATAAAAACATTGTCACCTTTTGGCATGATCTTGAACACGCCGCGATAAACGCTGTTCTTTATGAAGGTAAGGTATTTACCGCCGGGGCGCAGGGTAGAGAGGTTCGTTTTAAAAAAGACGGGTCAATATTAATTTGCCAACTGCCAAGCAAGCGGAAGATTTGTTACCCGTTTGCCACTGTTAGAGAGACAGAAACACAGTGGGGCGATCTACGCCCAACGCTTTTCTATTACACATCATTCGGAACGAATTGGACAAAGATTTCTGGCTATGGCGGCTTGCTTTGCGAGAACGTCACCCAAGGCGCAGCCGCTTGTCTTTTACGCGGCGCACTCATTCGTCTTGAGGAAGCTGGCTACCCTGTCGTCTTTCACGCGCATGACGAAGCGGTTGTTGAAATTCCAGAAACAGCGCCAGCAAGCGCAATCAAAGAAGTCGAAGAACTTATGGCCGTAGTTCCTGATTGGGCGGAGGGATTGCCTCTTGCTGCTGAAGGATGGCGCGGGAAAAGATACAGAAAATGAGCAAAGTTAAAACCGCTCTCGCACTGGCGACTGAAGGCTTTTATGTTTTTCCGTTAGAAGTTAACGGAAAGAAGCCTCTTATTATGGACTTTCCGCGTCAATCATCGCGCGATCCATTGGTCATTCAAGATTGGTGGCGCGGGCGCAATTACAATATCGGAATCTATACTGGAAAGTTCAGAGATAATGAGGCGCTTGTAGTCGTTGATGTTGACGACAAAGCCGGAAAAAATGGTAGCCAAACGCTTGCCGTTCTTGACATGGAAGGCAAAGAGTTTCCTGCCACAATGGAACAAACCACGCCAAGTGGCGGACGGCATTTAATTTATCAATCGACTTACGCCTGTAAACAAGGCGTCGAAGTCCTTGGCAACGGTTTAGATATTCGTAGCCATGGCGGCTACATTGTTGGCCCTGACAGTGAGATAGACGGTAAGCCGTATTCCTTAGTCGCCAACGTCAATAATATAAAACCCGCACCAAATTGGTTGCTTAACCGATTAGGCAAGAGCGTTGATGTAACTCCCCAAGCAAAGATCGTCCTTAAAGGGATTGACCCTGAGAAAGCCGAACAGCGCGCGATTAAATATCTCTCGACGCTAGAACCTACAGAACAAGGTAGCAGAAATGATACGGGCTACCGCGTTGCCGTTAAGCTGAAAGACCTTGGGTGTTCAGTCGATCAAACGTTTGGTTTGATGCTTGAGCATTGGGTTGTTGAACCGGCGCTTCCGCTGGAAGAGTTAGAGGCCGTTGTTCACTCCGCATTCAAATATGGAAAGGAGCCTCAAGGCGCAGCCGCGCCAGAGGCCATATTTCCTGCTGTTGAGGATGACGGAGTAGAGCATCCCGTTCATCAATTAAATAGCGATTTCTGTTTTATCAAAACTGGCGCTTTTATTTTGCAAGAAACAACGGATCATAAGCATCGTTACACAACGCATCATCTAAGCCCGTTCGAATTTAACAAATGGTTTGCCAATAAGAAAATCACCATAGGCAAGAAAACCCGTTCCGTTTCAGAAGAATGGATGGAATGGGAAGACAGGAGACAGTTTGATGGGGTTGTATTCGCGCCGCGGCAGGACATGGGGTCGCGCTGGTTCAATCTCTGGCGGGGGTTCACCGTCGAACCCGCCGAAACCAGCGAACACCCATCAGTCAAACTTTTTCTTGAACACGCTCTTGTTAATGTTTGCGAGAACGATCCGAAATTATTTGGATGGCTCATGGCTTATTTCGCCCATGCGATACAAAGGCCGTGGGAAAAACCGCTTGTCGCCCTTGTCTTCAAGGGCAACAAAGGGACAGGCAAGAACGCATTGTTGGAGCGTTTCGGCGCGCTGTTGGGTCCGCATTTTTTAGTGGCCGATGATTCAAGGTATTTGCTTTCATCATTCAACAGTCATCTTGAGAGTTGTCTTTTCTTTGTTTTGGACGAAGCCTGTTGGGCTGGCGACAAACATGCGGAAGGCAAACTTAAAGGTTTGATCACAGGATCACAGCATAACATCGAACGCAAAGGTGCGGAGCCATATCGCGTTGATAATTTAACGCGCGTTGCAATCATTGGAAACGAGGATTGGCTAGTTCCGGCTTCTCAAGATGAACGTCGCTTTGCGGTTTTTAATGTTGGTAACGGCAGATTACAGGACCGCGAGTTCTTTAAATCAATGCGGGTTGGGATGGAGCAGGGCGGCTATAGCAATTTGCTCCGTTATTTTATGGATTACGATCTAAGTAAATTTGATGTCAACGACGCGCCAAAGACTGAGGGTTTGTTTGAGCAAAAAGTTGAATCTTTAGAACCCGTCTCAGATTGGTGGTTCGAATGTCTCATGTCCAACAGTTTAATTGGCGGAGACTTTGAAGGCGATATGCCAAGAGAAATCCCATCAAACAGATTAATGAACGCTTTTATGCGCCGCATGAAAGTTAGAAACGTTCACAGCCGCATTAAAAACGAAAGCGGTTTCTTTAGAGCATTTAAACGCATTTGTCCCGGCTATGAGAAGGTGCGCGTTGCGAAAGGAAAGCATGAACCAACAGATTCTACTTACAAAGTTGAATTGCCGACTATTGAACAAATGAGACAGGATTTTAGCAAACACATGGGGCATGAAATAAAATGGGAACAGTAAGTTTAACACCACATGAAACAGCAGAACGCTTAAAGGTAACTACTGGAACCTTGGCGAATTGGCGCGTTCGAGGTAACGGGCCGCGATATATGAAATACGGAAACAAGATTTATTATCCTGTTTCTGAGATTGATGACTTTGAACGTCGCATGTTGCGCGGATCGACGGCTGAAAAACCAAGGGGTAAAGCCCATGACCAAGCCTGAGATTCTTGCGCCTTTCCGCAGATACGGTTCGTTTGAGAAATTGACGCCAAGTGAGAAGAAAACTCTTACTTTGGTTGAAAAAGGCATGACGCGGCAGCAAATGGCTGACGATTTAAAAATCGGAATTAAAACCCTGCACAATCGCTTATACGCAATAAAACAAAAGTTGGAGGCGAAGGGATGAAAGAAGAGGAATATATCTACACTGTCGCCATGGCGATTTACCGTTCTTCGCCTCAGTTCTCTAACATTACATTTGAGGACGCGCTTACTATGGCCCGCGCTGTTGTGAAAATCATAGAGGCATACAAATGACACAACAAAATACGTCGCATGCGGTTATGGCGCAGCGCAACCCAAACTTGACTAAGGTTGATGACTTTCCAACGCCGCCTTGGGCGACCAGGGCGCTTGTCCAACATGTTTTACAAAAGACGATTGGACTTACAGACCTCCACAAAATGAGCGTTTGGGAACCGGCGTGTAATAGAGGCCATATGGCCAAGCCTCTGGCTGAGTATTTTGGGACAGTTTATGCGACTGATGTTGTCGATTACGGGTGGGAAGGCCAGCAGCAGGAATGGGATTACGTTTCGACCATTATGCCGAATTGCATTGGCAACAGGGATGTTGATTGCGTAATCACCAACCCGCCATTTTCGAGAGCCGAAAAGTTCATCAAGAGGTCGATGTTTGTCCCCGGATCGCGCGTCGTGGCGATGCTTTGTCGGACGGCCATTCTTGAGAGCCACAAGCGCTATAAAAAAATCTTCAGCATTCATCCGCCCGCCTATGTCGCTCAGTTCGTGGAGCGAGTGCCAATGCTTCAAGGGCGCCTCGATCCCAAGGCGACAACCGCGACGGCTTACTGCTGGCTGGTATGGATTGTGGGGGTCAAAGATACTCGACTCATCTGGATACCGCCATGCCGGTCAACGCTCGAAAGGGGCGGCGATTACTCTTAAAATTTGCGACCAGTGTGCGACCAGCGACCTTTTTTGACCCTTGTGGAAAAATATTTTTTTGTATCTAAGTCTTTGATTTTGTTTGGTGCCGACTGAGGGATTCGAACCCCCGACCTACTGATTACAAAACTGGCTTGACATAATAATTCCTATCAACGTAGGATCACGCAACATCATTATTACATGATGTTACGCTATTTTATTGTAACACGCAATCACGCGAAATCAGGCC